CACTTTGGTTAGCACTCCAGACGTAGAATCAGACAGTGCTTCTACCTATTACAAAGCAGATATTTTATCTAACGGATTTAAACTTAGATCCTCTGGAGTTTACGGAGTAAATCAAAATAACTGTGTTTATGCTTATGCAGCTTTTGCCGAGAATCCTTTTAAGAACGCTAATGCGAGGTAAACAATAATGTATTACTTAGGAAGTACACCTTTAAGATTAAACAGTAGCTTTGAAATTGGTGGCACACTTTATCCATCTAACTGGTTAACGATTGCCACCGATGCTGAAAAAACATCTATTGGGATTAGATGGGTTAATGATCCAGTCAGAGCAGATGACAGGTTCTACTGGAATGGTGATCCTGATATCCCTAAAGCACTAGAAGATGTTAACGAAACTGATGATGACGGCAACCCTGTTTATGTTCAAGTCTGGAATGAAGAAACCAACCAACTAGAAAATACTTCTGAGCAAGTAGTGACTAGAGGTCTAAAGTACACATGGATTGCACAGGTTAAAGACACAGCCGGTAAGATGCTGGCTCAGACTGACTGGATGGTGATTCGTAAAGCCGAACGCGATGTAGCTATCCCATCGGACATAACCACTAAACGTGCTGCTATTGTGACTGAGTGTACTCGATTAGAAACAGCTATTACCAATGCCGCCGACATGAACGCATTCATTGCAGTAGTACAAGATCAACGTTGGCCTGAATAAGGATAGATAAATGGCAAGTACCTACAGTAGTTTAAAAATTCAATTAATGACTACAGGTGAAAACCTGAGTACATGGGGAGTAGTAACTAATACTAACCTAGGCACTGCGTTAGAAGAAGCTGTTGCTGGTAGTGCTGATGTTTCGTTCTCAAGTGGTGATGTTACTCTTACGCTATCTGACAGCAATGCTACACAAGCTGCTCGAAATATGAGGCTTAACCTTACAGGTACATCTGGCGGTGCAAGGAATTTAATTGTTCCAGCCATTGAAAAAATGTACGTGGTTAAAAACGGGTTGGCTGATGCGTGTACTGTAAAGGTCTCAGGGCAGACGGGTATAGCAGTTCCGGCGGGTAAGACTATGTTGTTATTTAATAATGGAACAGATGTCCTCGATGCGGTCACGCATTTATCTTCTTTAACCCTTGCTACTGATTTAGCTGTGGCTGACGGTGGTACAGGGGCTTCTACTGCTTCTGCAGCCCGAACAAATTTAGGTTTAGTTATAGGTACTAATGTACAAGCCTATGATGCAGGGCTAGCAGATATAGCGGGTCTAGCAGTTACCAATGGTAATTTTATTGTAGGTGACGGGTCTAATTGGGTTGCAGAAACAGGAGCTACTGTTAGAACATCCCTAGGTTTAGGTAGTATAGCTACCCAAGCAGCAAACAGCGTAGCAATTACTGGTGGTACTATAGCAGGTACAACAATTAACAGTCTTACAGTAGGCAGTAATGCTGTAGGTACTCGACATGTAAGTAGTAGTAATCCCGTTTCTAGTGATGGGGCTGACGGAGATCTGTGGTATAAAATTTAAGGTCTAATATGAGTGTATACGTAAAGCAAAGTGGGGCTTGGGAAGAGACAGATGCTTTGTATGTAAAGCAGTCAGGTTCGTGGACGACAATAAAAGAAGTCTATGTAAAAGAAAGTGGGACTTGGAGAAGAGCAGCGCCTGATGCGGGTAATTATTCACAGACTAGTGCAGGATCAGGTAGTTTTGCTATTCCCGCTATGGTAACTGAAATAAACATTACGTCTATTGTTGCTGGTGGCGGTGGTGGTAGCGCAGTTTGGTTTTGCGGAGACGGCTTTCCAGGTGGTGGTGGCGGTTCTGGGGGTTTTCAAACTAGCCAAACTTTAGCTGTTGTACCTGGAGAAACAGTAAATGTTACGGTAGGCGCAGGAGGCGCACCTTCTAGTTTTGTTTTATGTGGTGGTGCCGCAAACGGGTCTGCTGGAGGTAGTTCATCAATAACTACTTCTGCTGGGTCTATAACCGTTACTGGAGGTTCTGGTGGTACTGGTGGTCAACCAGGCGGTGGGGGTGCTGGAGGTAGTCCTGCAGGAACAAGTGGGTCTAGTGGTTCTGGGCTTACTGGTGGTGCTGGAGGAACTAACGGAACAGGTTATGGTACAGGTGGTCGAGGGGGTAACGTTACTGATAGCGACCCTAATAAAGGTGGTAGAACTGGAACTGACGGTGCTATATTTGTTACATGGGGTACGTAAGTGATAAATTTAACTGACATCATACATGCGATAAAATATAAACTAGCACCCCCTAAAAAGTTTACTGCTGAAGAAGGGCAACGAGAAGTAGATAGGCACTACCAAGGAATATCTAAAGATACACCCGAAGAAATAAAAAGGCGTATTAATATATGTAACGATTGTGATAACAAAACACAATACTTTGGACTAGACATGTGTAAAAGTTGTTATTGTTTTGTTAAGTTAAAAACAGCACTCAAAGGGACTACTTGCCCGATAGATAAATGGTAACTACATGAAAACTACATACGAAGCAGAAACTGTAGATGGCACAATTGTTTGTAAACACGAAATAGAAATAGTGTGTGTTCATTGTGGTGACCCTGTAAGTAAACATGAGGAAACTACAGGTACTTGCACTAATTGTGGAAAACCTTGGAGTCCTCGACAATCAACCTCAGTGTGGGCTACATCAGTACCACAAGCAGGGGTTAAGACATTAGGAGAATAATATGCGTAAGATTAAAAATGCTTGTATTTGGGTTTGGACTAAAATAAAACAAGCACTAACATGGGTAGTATCTAAGTTTATTGATGTATGCAAGTGCCAAAAATAAGGAGGCAATATGGCAATACTCAGCGCACTCATTGGCCCCGTCACAGGGCTTTTAGATAAGTTTGTTGAAGATAAAGATCAGAAGGCGGCGCTAGCACATGAAATTTCGACGATGGCAGACAGGCATGCACAAGAACTTGCCCTTGCACAAGTTGAAGTCAATAAAGCGGAAGCAGCTAGTGGCTCTGTCTGGAAAGGTGGCTGGAGACCTTTTGTGGGTTGGGTTTGCGGCACTGCCTTTGCTTATCATTTTGTTATCCAACCTTTGGCTATTTTTGGTCTCGCTGCCTATGGCATGGAAGTACCTGAGCTACCAAATTTTGAAATGGGTCAGTTAATGACCGTGTTGATGGGTATGTTAGGACTGGGCGGACTACGCAGTTTTGAAAAATACAAACATGTGGCGAAATAATGGCACGACTTAAGCTAGACGCACCTATTAGAACCAAGATAAAAAAGAAAACATCCATAGGGAGTTCTGTCAATTCTAGACCTCGCAGTAAATGCGATAAAAGGAGTTTTAAAAAGTATCGAGGGCAAGGAAGATGACTAGCTTTATGGATTTTTGGCCTGTTATATCAGGCTTTATTGCGGTAGCCGCTATAGCGATAGCTTTTCGTGCGGAGATAACTATTAGAGTTAAAGTATTAGAAGACAAAGTAAAAATTATTTTTGATATGCTTAACAAAAAAGACAAGTAATATGACATTTAAGTTATCCCAAAGAAGTTTAGATCGTTTATCAGGTGTTGATAGCAACTTAGTAGCAGTAGTGAAACGTGCTATAGAAGTTACAAAGGTTGATTTTGGAGTTATTGAAGGGTTTAGAACTATAGAAAGACAGCAAGAGTTGGTTGATAAAGGTGTTAGCCAGACTATGAAAAGCAAGCATCTGGGCGGTGAAGCTGTTGATCTTGTTGCTTACATAGGCCCAAGAGTTTCATGGGAGTTAAATTTATATGATGATATAGCTGACGCTATGAAACAAGCGGCTACTGAACTAGGTGTTGCGGTTCGATGGGGTGGTGCTTGGACTACAAGTAATATATGCGAATGGCAAGGTACTATGGAACAAGCTATGACTAACTATATTGATATGCGTAGATTGCAAAATAGAAGACCGTTTATCGATGGGCCTCACTTTGAATTGGTGTAAATATGGCGTTTATAAAGTTACAGTTTAGACCAGGATTAAATCGTAACGTAACTAACTACTCTAATGAAGGTGGTTGGTACGATGCAGATAAAGTCCGTTTCTTTTCAGGATTACCACAAAAGATAGGCGGTTGGGTTAAACAAACAACCCAAGAGTTTAACGGTGTATGCCGTCAGATGATGAACTACGTCACTTCTTTTCTCGATAACTTATTAGTTATGGGGACTAACACTAAACTGTATATTGAAGTAGGTGGCATTATATACAACATTACCCCTGCAAGAGCTACATACGGCACAACAGCCACTGATAATTGTTTCGCTACTACTAACGGATCAAAAAATGTAACGGTAACTATTAACTCGCATGGGGCTAATACAGGAGATACCGTATCGTTTACAGGTGCAGCTGCTGTTGGTGGCGTACCTGCTGGAGATTTAAACATTTCTCACGTAATTGACGTTATAGATGTAAACAGTTTTTTGATAACGGTAGCAACTTCTGCAAGTTCAAGTGTAGGCGCAGGTGGAGGCACATCTATAGCTGCTGTTTTTGAAATTACGCCTGGAAATAAACTTTTAACTCAAGGCTATGGTTGGGGCACAGGGACATATGGACGTAGTTATTGGGGTCTTGGTTCTACAGTACCCGTTGATTTGCCGCAACGTGATTGGTGGTTAGATAATTTTGATAATGACATTGTTGCTACCATACGTAATGGCCCTATTTACTATTGGGAACGAGGCGCAAATGCAGATGTAACTTCAGCGTTAGCTACCCGTGCGGTACTTTTGTCTTCTCTCGGTGGCGCTACTGATGTGCCTTTACTAGCTATGCAGACGCTAGTTTCTCAGAACGATAAGCACTTACTGGCTTTTGGTTGTACTCCATTTGGTGGAGGAGACCCTGACTTACTGCTTATACGTTGGTCTAACCAAGATGAGCCAAAGAACTTTACTCCGGCAGTTACTAATAGTGCTGGGTTTATAAGAGTTTCACGAGGGTCGCGGATCGTACGGGCACTGGCTACTCGACAGGAGATACTGGTCTGGACTGAAGGTCAGCTGTATTCATTGCAGTTCTTAGGCACTACTGATGTGTTTGGCTTGCAGGAACTCGCGGATAACTTATCTATTATTTCTCCTCGTGCTTGCGTATCAGTTAATAACCAAGTGTACTGGATGGGGCACGACAAATTCTATGCTTATACAGGTACGGTTAGTACGTTGCCTTGTAGTGTTCGAGAGTATGTATTTACAGATATAAACTACACACAGGCGGATCAGATCGTGTGCGGCACTAACGAAGGGTACAACGAGATCTGGTGGTTCTACCCAAGTGAAACATCTAACTGGAATGACCGTTATGTAGTGTACAACCACCTAGAAGAGATTTGGTACTATGGTACGATGGAACGTACAGCGTGGTTAGATAGCCCACTGAGAGACTTTCCACAAGCAGTGACAACAGGACAGAACGTTGCTGACGGTAATATTTTCTTTCAAGAATATGGAGTAGATGCAGATGGAGTGGCAATGGAGTCGTATATTCAGTCTTCTGACTTTGATCTTACTGATGGCGATCAATTTATGCTTAGCAGGCGTATTATTCCAGATTTAAACTTTACCGAGTCAGAAGCAGCAGAACCAGAAGTTAACTTCCAAGTAAGACCTAGAAACTTTCCTGGGTCTACATTCCAATCAGACGTATCAGATAGCGCTAACGTAGTTGAGTCTTCGGTTGGTGTATACACAGATCAAATATTCTTACGTGCCCGTGCTAGGCAGATGGCGCTTAAAATTAGTTCTGATGGGTTAGGTGTGAAGTGGCAGTTAGGTAGCCCACGAATTGATGTTAGACCGGACGGTAGACGTTAATGCCATTTTATAATGTACGAGCACCAGCATTACCACAAGCTACGACCTTGTATGACTCAAGGTTTCAGAATACTTTTGCTGATGTTCTACGTCTTTACTTTAACCGTCTTGATGGAGATTTAACTTCTCTAAGTACTAGTTTAGGTGCGTCGCAATTAAACCTACCCACAGCGTCTTATTATGACACTACGACTCAAACAGCAGCTAGTATAAACACGGCGTATAAAATTAAATTTGGTAATACAATTAATCAAAACGGTATAGTGGTAAGTGGTACAGGTGGTACGACATTTACTGTAGAGAAGCCAGGTATTTACAATATATCATTTACAGGGCAAAAACTTAGTAGTAGTGCTAGCGCTCAAGAGATGCACGTATGGGTAGCTAAGAATGGCACTAATGTAGCTAATTCTGCTCATGCTTACTCAACACACAATAACAGTCAACGAAACGCTTTGCATTGGAATTACAACATAGCGTTAACAGCTAATGAATATATAGAACTTATGTTTTCGGTAGACGTTACCACACTAACATTAGCTCCAGAAGCGGCAGCTACGCCTCATCCAGCAGTACCATCTGCGGCTTTAACTATTAATTTTATATCGAACACAGAAGGATTTGTTGTCTAAGCTAGGCAAACAGCTAATTTTTAGGGATAATAAGGTTATGAATACTCCAGCAGTAGCACAAAACTTAGCATCAAGAGGACGTAACGGTGATACCACACTAGTCCACATGACCCCCGATGAAGTGCAGGGGTTACAAGCATTAGCTATGGCGCAAGGTGGGTCGCTTACAATTAACCCAGAAACAGGGTTGCCAGAGGCTTCGTTCCTTAGTGATACGTTTAAAGCGTTAGCCCCTACGTTGATAGGTGCAGGACTTACATATTTTAGTGGTGGCGCGATTAATCCATACATGGCAGCTGGTATTGTTGGGGTTGGCGAAGGTGTAAGAAAAGATGATATAGGCGCTGGTTTAATGGCGGGGCTTGGTGCTTATGGCGGCGCTGGAATGGTTAAAGGTCTAGCAGGAATGGGTGCAGCACAAGCAGGTCAAACGATACCTGGAGGAGTTGATCCCACAGCGCTTAGTGAACTTGGTGGTGGTATGACTCCAAATGTTGCTGGTGCTGGTACTGCTGGCGGCACTAATGCTTTAGGCATAGCTCAAGGTGGCGTTGACTCTAGTTTAATGGGAGGAAGCATTACTGGTTCAGCTTCTGCTCCTGGTGGTGGTACTACTGGTAGTTATTTTAGTTCAAATTATGGGCCAGCCACAAATGCAGTACAATCTGCTCCTGTAGATATAATTGAGAACAGTAGCAAGTTGCGCGCACAAGGAAATTTATTCGATGGGACTGTAGACATGACTCCCAATCAATTACACCACTCTGATGGAACAACAACATTCTTTGATTTAGAAGGGCGAGGAATACGAAGAGCGCCAATAATTGAACAACCAATCACAGCAGAGTCAATTGCACAAACTGCTGCAGATAGAACGCGTTTAGGTCTTCCAGAGTATGCACCTTCCTTTAGACAAAACATCGACACTGGGATATCTAGATTAGGTGAAGAAGGGGGTTTAACCGCTTTTAAAGACAGCTATGTAAATGAAATGGGCGGCCCTAAACGAGCGTTGTTAGGTGGTGCTGGCGTACTAGGTAGCGTGGCTGATGGTTACGGTGCTTTTGATTATAAACCTATGGAGTTAGCAGAAGCAGAAACTGATGACTATGGGTACGAAGGGCCATATCTACCCGCAGAAAGAAACGTAAGGTTTAGAGGTATGGACGCTATATTAGGTGGAGAAGGTAGAGAGTTTAAATTCTTTGACCCTGTAAATCCAGTGCCTAACGTACGTACCGCTGCCGATGGTGGTTTGATGAGCGCTAAAAAAATGGCGGTTGGTGGAAGGTATTTAGATGGGCCAGGCGATGGAGTAAGTGATAGTATACCTGCTACAGTAGACGGAGAGCAGCCAGTATTGCTTTCAGAGGGTGAGTACATTATCCCTGCCGAGGTTGTTTCAGCTGTAGGTAACGGCTCTTCGGATGCAGGTGCTGAAAAATTTACTAAGTTAGTAGATACGATAATGGCTAAAACACGTAGGGTAGCAAAGGGCAAACCAAACGGTGCCGATAAATTATTAAAAGGATTAGTACCTCAGACAGCATGATGAAAGTTTCAATGGTTCCTAGAGAGCATGTAACGGACATATGGGATGCGGTAATGCCGCACTTAAAGAAAGCCGCTGACTATACGTATGGGCGGTATGATGTTGAAGATATATTAGATTGCATTACAGATTATGAGCACACGCTTTGGATTGCGTTCGATGAAGAAAGTATTAAAGGCGCAGTGGTTACAATGATTAGGCAGTACCCACGTAAAAAGTACTTAGATATGGTGTTTACGGGGGGTGTAGAGTTAGAAAAATGGAAGAAGCCCATGCTAGAACTGCTGCAAAAATGGGCTTTTGATACTAAATGCGACGGGATTGAGTCCGTTGGCAGGCCAGGTTGGGCTAAAATTTTTAAAACTGACGGACACAAACCGTTGTGGAATACATACGAATTACCTGTGGCTAGCACGGGTTTAGGAGATATAAATGGGTAAAGGTAGTCCAGCACCACCACCAGCACCAGAAAGTCAAAATATAAATCAGAGTAACTTACCTGAATATGCTAAGCCGTACCTTACGGATATTATGCAACGGGCACAGGCTGAGTCTAATAGACCTTATCAGGCTTATGAAGATCCACGAGTTGCTGGGTTTACTGGGGCACAAACTGGAGCACAGCAAGAAATTGCTGGTATGCAAACGAGACCGGAGTTTGATCAAGCTGCTCAATTCGCAAACACAGGTGGGACGCAAGCACTTGGGTTTGGACAAACAGGAGCAGGTCTAGGTGCAATAGCTGCGGGGGCAGGACAAAATTATCAGAACTTAGCTACTTCACCTGCGGCGCAACAAGCGTTTATGTCTCCGTATATGCAGAATGTAGTGGATGTAAACAAACAAGAAGCGGTACGAGATGCACAAATAGGTAATTTAGCAGGTAATTTAGGCGCTGCTAGGCAAGGTACATATGGTGGTGCAAGGCAGTTGTTGGCTCAAACAGAACGAGAGCGTAACTTACAACAAGAACTTGGCGCTATACAATCTAGAGGACAGCAACAGGCATTTGATCAAGCGCAACAAGCTCAACAGTTTGGCGCTACTCTTGGACTACAAGGCTTACAGACAGGGCTTCAAGGACAACAAGTGGGCCTACAAGGCGCACAACAAGCGGCTCAAGCAGGTGCAACTATTGGCGATATTGGTAGTTCAGCACAAGCTAATCAGCTACAGAGAATACAAGCACAAGCAGCTGCTGGACAAGAACAACGTGGACTTAATCAACAACTACTCGATCAGTCTTATGCTGACTTTTTAGCGCAGCGTGACTACCCAATGGAGCAGTTAGGGTACTTCAGTAACTTGATGCGAGGTATTCCAGTACAACTTGGTTCGACAGCTACAACATACGCACAACCTCCATCAATGGTGTCTCAAATAGGTGGTTTAGGTATAGCGGGTCTTGGTATGGCTAACTTAATAGGGAATAAATAATGGCGATGGGAAAACCTTTTAGTATGCAAGCCCCTGAAGATGTCGCTAAAGAATACGGTGGCAACAAACAGAGCATAGCTAAAGCTGCTCAAATGGGGTTACTTGATCCTACAACAGCTGTAATGGCTGGTATGTTTATAGATCGCATGAGGGAAGCGCAAGCACAAGAACAACAACAAACGACTACCGTAGCAGAGCAAGTATTTAACCCTCAACCTGCGCCACAAGGTATGCCAGCACAACCACCAATGCCACAAGGTATGCCACAACAACCACAAATGACAGCTCAAATACCACGAGGTATGGGCGCAACACCGCAAGCTGCTCAGATGCAAGCTATGCAACAAAAAATGGCGCCTCGTCCTAGTGTGGCTGGTATGAACCAACTTCCTATGGGGCCAGGAATGATACCTAGAGCCGCTAGTGGCGGGTTACTTGCATTTGCTGGCGGTGGAGATGTCCCTGGGTACGCTCCTGGTGGGGCACCAAGTCAATACGGTGACTTGACCGAAGAAGATATTATTAGGCTAGAAAATAACGCTCGATTATACGAAGAAGCAAACCCATCAAATCTTTCTGATGCTCTAGTACCAATAATTAATCCTGATGACGCGGCTTTAATTGATGGTTCATCATTACTTGGTAGAGGGGCGGAGCTTAGACAAAAAATATTTGATTTGGAACGACAAATGGAAAATCCAGATTTGTTTATGGAAAGGGAAAACCTAGAAGCACAACTTGCCAGAACAAAACAAGAACAAAAAGAACTACGAGCAAATCCTGAGTATCAAAAATTTAGAGAAGAAAAGTTTGATGAAGCTAATATGAGGGCTAGAGAAAGTTTTGGGCAAGGTCAAATTGGAAGGTCTTTAGGGTTAATTCCTGGAGAAAAGCCATTAGATGAAAGAACGGACTTTGATGAATATTATGACAAAGGTGGTTATTCTCAAGGCTTTACCAATGACGCTTTTTTAAATTTTCCTGCAAAAGAAGCAAGCGAAGAAGAAGAGACCGCAGGAGTGCCGGAAGCACCAAAAGTAGCGCCAGAAGTAGCGCCAGAAGTAGCGCCAGAAACAGAAGAAAAACAAGACGATCAAACTAAAAGAGAAATCGAAGCAATGTTTGACGGTATTGTTGTGCCTGAAGATACAACCGCCAGTGAGTTTAAAAAGTTACAAGACGAGCTTGGCAAGCGAGATACAAAATACGAAGACTATTTACAAACCGAAGAGTACTTAGCTGATAAGGCTAAAAAAGAAGACTTGTATACAGCTATGGCGGAGTTTGGTTTCCGTATGGCGGCTAGTGACTCTCCGTATGCATTGCAAGCAGCAGGACAAGCAGGGGCGGCTACCGCACCATCTGTTAAGGAAGCACTAAAAGATGCTAGGGCTAGAAAGAAAGACGCTCAAGAAAAACTGGCTCTTAACGAAGTTGCTAAACGACAAGAAAAACTTGACTTACTTAAAGCCGCTAGTGACAGATCTACTGGTGCAAGAAAAATGCAACTTGATGCTCAAATTGCTAAAGCACAAAAAGAGCTTGGAGTATACGTTGCAAATACAAATGCTGAAACTCAAAGAGCTATTCTTAAGGCAGATAAAAAAGATGAACAAAATATTCAAAATAGACTAGCCAATCTAAAAGTCTTAAGAGATGAGCCTGGATCTAAGTATGCAGGTCTGACTGATGCCCAACTTGAAGATATAGCACGTACTGAGGCGAGGACAAGAGTTGATTCTGCTTTAACACAAAGCGCAGCTAAACTTAAGATGGACTTAGATATACAAAAAGCTATATATGAACGAATTCCGCAACTTAGAGCTTCTCAAGATCCACTGTTTTTAGAATTAAAAACTTTCCCCGAACAATATGCATACGCGGAACAACAAGTTAAAAAAGAACTTGAGCGTGCGCAAAATATGAGAAAAACTACTACAGCTCGTGATCCTGATGCGGATGCCGCAAGAATAAACCAGAGTTAATAGAAAGGTTTTTGTATGGCGTACTCGGTATTGCATACTAACGGAAAAACATACGAATTTCCTGACGCAGCTAAAGCACAGCAGTTTCTTTTTTTACACCCAGATGCTGAGTTACTAAACGCTGAACAAGAAGAACAACCGCAACAAAACCAAACCGAAGATGTGTTTGACCGTTTAATTTTTGCGGAAAGTAGTGGTAGGCAATTTGATAGTGAAGGTAAAGTTCTTAGGTCTCCTGCGGGGGGTTTAGGAATTACTCAATCAACAGCACCAACCGCTGGAGATCCAGGGTATAACATCCCAAGCATTTTTGATTTTGCGGATCAAGTTGGTATTCCTTACGCTGCACGGGATGAACAATCCTCAGAGATTCTTTTAGGGGACGAAAATTTAAATTTAGAGTTTGGGAAAAGTTATTTTAATGGGATGCTTAAGCGCTATAACGGGGATGAAGAAAGAGCTTTAGTTGCTTATAATTGGGGGCCAGGTAATGCTGATAAATGGGACGGTGACAGAAACTCTCTACCTAAAGAAACAAAAGACTACGTAACAAAAATTTTAGGGCCGGAAACACAAACAACAGCCTCAGAAGTAGCCTCAGAAGTAGCCTCAGAAGTAGCCTCAGAAGTAGTTAGCGTTCTTCACCCTAACGGAAAGACTTATGATTTTCTTAATAAAGACAAAGCACAGCAGTTTCTTTTTTTACACCCAGAGGCTGAGTTACTAAGCTCCGATGAAGAAGCAAAAACTCTTGTACAAACTGCTACAGAAGAAACAGGTGATGATGACGTAGGTTTTGTAGACTCGTTCCAAAAAGGCATGAAGCGCGTAATGACCACTTGGTATACATTAGCAGATATGCTTCAAGACTCTGAAGAAAGTGCGGCTAAACTAAAAGAAGCCCAAGAAGAATATGACGCTATAGCTTCTGACCCAAGAATTGCAGAGGCGATACGAAGAGCAAATGATGCTTCTGCAGCTGAAGACGGTTCTTTTACTGCCGCTGCTATGGAAATGTTAGATTTTTTCTTAAGAAATCCTGGAGCCGCGCTTAACTTTTTCGGTGAGCAACTTCCAGGAGTTATTGCTTCCTTACCTTTTGGTGGTGTTGCTGGACTAGCTACCAAAGGAGCCGCAGCTAAATTTTTAAGTAGCCGCGCAGCTAACATGTCAGGGACAGCAGTAGGGGGTTCTACATTAAATTCTACCGCTGTAGTGGCTAGTGCGTTAGGGCCAAACTATAAAGAAGGTCTTAATAAGTTTAATGGCGATGTAGAAAAAGCTAGAGAATACGCAAAAACTAAAACTATAGCAGAAGTAAAACCTAACGCTATTGCAGGTGCTTTCATAGGGTTTGCTCCTTTTTCTAGATTTATTAAAAGCCCTACTTTTGCTGCCACTGGTAACGTAGCAACTCAATTTGGAATTCAAGGAACAGGTGGTGCTCTTGGTGCTAAAGCTGCAGCAGAATCTGTAGGCGAAAAAGCTGAAATGGGTGAGTTAGCTTTAGAAGCATTAGGCGAAGGTTTTACAGCACCAATCGACATAGTAGCTTCACGAGCTGCAATAGCTAGAAAACAAAAAGCAGATGAGATTATAACGGATGTTACACGCGGCATGGAGCCAAGTCTTTTACAAAATGTAGACACAGACAAATTACAAAATGCAGTGCAAAATGCAGTTGGCAAAGGTGCATCTCGTGCAGATATAGATACTTTAATATACGAATATATTATTGCTACAGCAAACGGAGTACAAAATGATGCTACTGCGCAAGTAGACGGTGACGCACAAGAAAACGTAGAACAAACAACTGAAGCAGCTAAAGAAGACGCTAAACTTCAAGAAGCGCAAGGAAACGTAACCCCTACAGTAATCCCTCAAGCAGTTAAAGATATGCAAGATAGGCTCGACATTGCTGAAGGAAGAAGACCTAGGAACAGAACAAAAGGTGCCCCAGAAGGGTTAATAAATCCAAACGATCTTAGCGCCGAGGAACAAATTAAATTGCGTCAACGCCAAAACGACGACATGCGGAGTGGAAGGTCAGTAGACGGAACAAGCACCGCAGATAAAAACGTTAAAGACATACAGACAAAGTTAGATATTGCTGGTGGAGTTCCAAGCCCAGATGCTCAGCTTGAGTTAGATTTAAATAGACCAGACCTTACCCCACAGCAAAGGCAAAAACGAATTGTTTGGCTAGATGACACTGAAACTGAATCAGCTGCTGATGTTGACGTTGATGAAGATGCGGCATTAAAACAGCAAGAACTTGATTTAGAAGCCTCTGAGTTTGACGACCCAGTTGGTTCTCCAGTAGCAGAACCTAAACCTAAAGTAAAACCAAAAAGTCGTAAGAAAAAGAAAGGCGTTCTTGAGTTAACTACAGTAGACGAAGAAATAATAATAGAAGAAGCAGAAAACAAATTAAAAAATACAAAAATACCTGCCCCAGAACAAGTTAAAAAATATAAAAATAAAAAAAGAGTTCCTGGGTTAGGAGATGTTGCTGTTGGTTTAGGTAAGTTAGACGCTGAAGAAACTAAAAAGGTGTTTAATAGGCGTGTAGCAGAAGAGCTAGCGTCCGATGCGGATACAATTATTAATGAGTTTGACGACCCTGTTGTACCTACAGAAACTCCTGCAGAAAAAATACAAAAAAATTTAGAGGCAACTAAGTTACCCCCAGAAACAAACGCCGCTTTTGATGAAATATCTAAACGATTAGAAGCAAGGGTAGAAGCAGGTGATTTTGGTAGAGAGCCAACAGCGGAAGAAAAACGAGCAGAAAAAGCAGCTGCTAAACCACAAAAAGCTACTTACACAATAGAAGAAAAAATTGCAGGTGCTCCAGACATGTTCCGTATTACGGACGATAGAACAGGGGTTGTAATAGACGTCGCTAACATAGGCACTCCGGTAGGCGAACCTAACCTAACTACGTATGCAATTGTAGGGGGAAGTGCAGGAGGATCTCAAAATGTTGTTGGTACAACAAAGAAACAAGCTATAGAAAACGTACAGAAAATTTTAAAAGTAGTAAATGAACGTATAGATAGAAGTTACGATACTAACTATGAGGTTTTTGAAGGAGAAAAACAATTTAGAGAGCGCGTAATTAACACGGCTAAAAGTATATATGGCGACTATAACGTAGACGCAAAAGGAAAAAGAGTACCTCAAAACACAATACCTCGTGGAGAAAATAGAGCGAACTATGCAAAAGTAAAAAAACAATTAACAGAAGCTATTGCTAATACCAAGCCTAATACTACTTCACATAGGTCTTTAAAGGCTTTAGCCTGGATGCTCGAAAGAAATCCAAGTTTAGCTACTAATGTAAACCTTAAAATAAACAAAGGCGTGAGCAGAAACGGTGTATTAGCATCGTACACTTTTGGAAAACGGTTAATTGATCTATTTGTTAGCGCTAATAACCAGCAAAACCCGGCTAATATAATTCCTGACAGTGCTGCTGCTGTTCATGAATTATTACATCATACTGAGCGTTATCTACCTAATGATATACGAGAAGCTATAGAAAACGAATGGAAAAAAGATATAGCAACCAATTTAATTCCAATAGTAAAAGCAGAAACCGAAATAATGGCTTCGTATTTAAAAGATTACAAAGCTGGTGTATATACAAAAACAACTCTTAATCAAGCCACAGACACAGATGATACTTTAACGTTATTAAAAGCGCGGAGACACTTTTTTGAGTTGTTGCCAATAGCGCACGCAGGGGATCTAAGAGCACGGCTGGCAGTAGCAGATGTTGTTGAGCGTAGCGCAAAGGGGCTTGAAGTAAGTCCAAAAGGGTTAGCTCAAGTTCTTAAGAGCATAAAACAAAACCCAGATTTTATGAAAACTAAAGATACAAAACAATTTACGGACACTATAAAAGATACTGTTAAACTTATTAAAAATTCTCATCGAAACAAAGTAAAAACAAAACTTGCAGCCGACGAGTCTTTTTCTTTTTCCAAACTGTACTCATTAACCAGCCCAAGTGAATGGTGGGCAGTAAACGGCTCTGAGCTTTTATTAAAGGCTAGTGAATCAAAAAATCAACCTGCTTGGATCGGGCAAGTAAAAAAATGGTTGTCTACTTTTGTTGATTTTATAGTTAGTCTTCTTGGGCCTGGGTATAACAGAGATAATGGTTTAGTTCGAGGTATAGAGTACATCATAGGAGAAAAAGATTTAGCAGAGACAACTAACCTTGGTTTGTCAGATCAAAAAGCACAACGTGAAATGGGGTCTTTAAATTTTAATAATGTAACTATAGACCTTGACCGTGTACGAAATAAAATTAACGGTAGCTACACTTCTAAAGCGCTTACTGAAAGCTATCAAGCCGCTATAACAGCTGACAATAATATAGGTAAAGATGGTGTAAAGTTTGCAGGTAAGAACTTAACCAAAGTACTTAGTGATCCTACACTTGCAGCTAGCCTCCTTGCGTCTGACACATTCAGCATTTTAGAAGTGCTTAGAAAATCTGATATTAAAAGTCTTAATAATTTAGCGAATAAACTTGATAAAGAAATAGACGGTTTAAATATGGAACGCCAAGAGATATTACAAATTGGCAAAAAAACTTACGACCAGTTATCAGAGTTTATATTAGGTAGTCCTATTGGAGGTAGGTTACTACAAGAAATTATGACCGACTCTACAGTGATGAGGTTTGACCCTTCAGAGTTTACGTCAATAACTGAGGCGATACAAAAAGATAAAACATTAGTAGCGTTGAGAGAAAAACTTAAAGAGCCAAATATATCTGACGCAGATAAAACAAAAGTGCAACAAACTATTGACGGTAGAACAAAAGATATGCGGTCTGTGTATTCTCGTTGGGAACTACTCGGAAAAATGAAACGTAACAAAAAAGCTACTGGTGTATCAGATACTAAAGTAGAAGCTGAGGGGCATAAGTTATACAAAGACGTGCGAGATGTGTACGCCGAAATGTTTAAAAGAAACGAAGAAATTCAACTTGCGAACATAGATAAGTTAGGCCTATCAGAAGTAGAATCTTTAAGCGTCAAAGAAACAGTTTCGGAGATGTACTCAGCGATTAGGGATCAAGGCGTATATTTTCCGTTGTTGAGGTTTGGAGACTATTGGATTAAAGTTAAAAAAGGCCCAGATACTGGGTTATGGACATTTGAAAAAGAATCTGAACGCGATGCGTTCATGGCGCAAGTAGAAAAAAATTTAGATTTACAGGGCCAAGAAGTAGGGGAAGAGACTTTAGTGTTTGGTAATAATAGAAAAGAACTCAGAAACACTTATGAAAATACTGATAACTTACTTGGGGCAGTCTACAACAATCTAAACAAGCTATCGTTTAAGAAAGCGGGTACTGGTGACACACTAGGGATTGTAGAAGAGATAAAAGATCAAATATTAAACATATATTTAACTACATTGCCCGATAGAGATTTACGTACACGGTTAGCCAAACGTAAAGCGACTCCTGGGTATAGCTACGATCAAGCTAGGGCTTTTAGTTTTTACATGGGCGCTGCTTCTGCTCAGTTACCTAGACTACGTAGAAAAAAAGATGCGGAGTTAGCCTTAAGTCAAGCGCGAGATTCAGTGAAGAATCAACCATATCAAGTTAGAGTTAATAAAATAATTGACGAACTTGCGCAAAGAACCCGTGCTGAGTTTTCACCAGAACCACAAAGCGAACTCCTACGAAAAATAGAAAACATAAGTGGGCAATCTATTTTCTACACTTCATTACTTGGTGTTGATACAGCGTTACAAAACTATAACGTTATAGCTACTTTTGCTCCTTCTGTACTAGGTCAGAAATACGGTATTGGTGCGGTTAAAACACTTGGTACATATTTAGCGTTTGGTAAAGGTGCTCAACAAATTGCTTCTGGTAGCATAAATAAAATTAATATAAATGAAACTGCGTTAGATACTGAGGTTGGGTCTCTAGGTAATTTAGCAAGGGTAAAAAAGAATCCATTCTTAAAAGCTGCTTACGAGTACGCTAACAATAGGGGTTTGTTTGGCACTAACTACTTAGAACAGTTTATGTCGGCAGGATACACACCAACGGAAGGTTCTATAGGAGAGCCAGTTAGCCCTATCAAGAACGGTATGCGTAGGTTAGGTAGGTTAATTTCATTTCCGTTTAGATACTCAGAAAGACATGTACGCGAAATTGTTTATTTCTCTGCTGTAGAAGAAGAGTTTAAATTTAGAACTAAAGCGTTAAAGAAAGCTGGTAAATCTACAAGTTTAAACGAAGAACAAGTAATAGAAATATTTGAAGAAGCTAAACGTCTCACAAAAGAAATAGCTTTTGACTATAGTAGGTTTAATAGATCATTTAACAAGTTTACAACAGCATCTGGAGTAGGCGGATTCTTAGCTAGAAATGCTTCTAGACTTCAAAGTTTTAGATTACAAGCTATAGCGTTTGTCGTTAGAAATTTTGCTATGTCACTAGGCGCAATCAAACATTTACCTGCGTCAGAAAGAAAAGCGGCTTTTAGCAAACTTATGACTTTTTCAGTGATGACGGCTTTAACTGCTGGCACTACAGGGGTTATGGGTTACACATTAGTAACTTCAATTATAAACGGTATATTAAATGAGTTAGACGAAGATGATCCCACTAACAAAACTTTAATTAAAGAATACAGAGACGATTTTACTTTATGGATGAAAGAATCGTGGTTGCCCGAAAATGTAGCTAACGATAAGTTACGTTTAATGCTTACTAACGGGGTAATTGATACTGCAACAGGCTATAACTTTAGTGCTATGTTAAATATGGACAGCATGATAGCACCTAGTTTGTATGGGTCACCATCAGCTTCTTTAGATATGAGAGCACGGTTTGGTAGTGCTGCGGATACTTTCTTAGGTGTTGGCTACGATAGGCTGCTTGATTTTGCTGATACTACGGAGAAAGTAGGCTCGCAGTTAGTAAGGGGTAATTTTGATAAAGCGTTATCTGTACTAGGAGAAAGTTTAAGGAACACTCTACCTAACATTAAAGACGTATCAGAAGCGTATAGGTTAGCTTCCGTAGGTGAAATCGATAAAGACACAAAAGCTATAGTAAGATTTGAAGAAGACATTCCTACTAATGAGGTGTTGATGAGAGTTATTGGTAGAGAACCGTTAGAAATATCAGAACGTAAAGACGCTGAATTACGTAGAACTAGGGTGTACGGTGAGGCTAGAGCAATGAGAACTAAACTAAGACGCCTCTTAAAAGATAATATACGTGATATGGCGCGTCGAGATGTTGCACGGCCTGATACTCCTATAGACACTATATTAAGAGAGCGTGAAAAAATATTACAAGAAATATACGCTTTTAACAGGGACAACCCAACCGCGCAAATAGATCTGTACGATACTTTCCAAAAGATAGATCAAGAACTAGTGAACGAAGTTAATGACCCTAAACGTTACTCTGGCATATCTAAAGAAGAAGCCGCCCTTATTAAACAAAGATCCGCGCAGTAAAAAGAAAACCCCCTAGCGTTAACTAGGGGGTCTCAACACAAGGTTTAGCGAGTCAGAAGGAGCGAATTCCTGCTCACAGAGTCACACGGGGGATGTGTAACTAAACCCATTCTACTCATAATTTCCAAACACGTAAACCCCTCACCCCGTCCTCAATAACAACCTTAAATAAAACCTTATATTTCAAGCGCTTAGTGACTTCAAGTATGGTGCGTTTGGCTTGCACTGGGTTCAAACAGGGTATAAAAAATGATGTCCCCCGTTTAAATTTAGCCCAGTTAATTTCATAGTGTACTTGCTCAACTATCATCTTCCGTGTTCATAATATCCTGTGTTAGCTTGTTATCCGCCACATCAAAATACAAAGAGTTAACTGCAGGAGTAGTTATTTTCATGCCTTTTGATAGGCGTTTGTTAATACTGCCTAGATAATAACCTTCCGTCTTTAAAAGTTTTATTGTTTCTTTATAGTTTATTTGATTTTCTACACAATGCTTTTTAAAGTGTTTAGTGGTTATAAATACGCGGTTTGTATCTGGTTCCATACGGTTAAGCAACTCGTTTTTAGGTTCCATCTTAGGTAGTGCCTTCATGTTACTACGCTTATCCACTCCATCGTCTACCACTAGTGTGTAATTAATATAGGTGTTTAAGTAGTCCCCTAATATAGCCATACCACTAGCAGCTGGTGGTTTTACATCCATACGTAAGTCTTGCATCATGTTACAAGCCCATTGATAAATACGCTTCATATCCCAATCAATAAGACCTGCTCTACTGGCTATCATACCTCCCGCTATATTTGCAGCAATAACCGCTGACCAAAACCGTTCTTTCTGGCTTAGTTTTAGTTCCTTATCCATCTTGTCTTGTACAGCTAAGACTGTGTTTTTTACCTCTTCAAAGTTGCTAACAAGGTATGTTATGTAAGGCTCAGCCGCATGCCCATAGTTATTCATTAAATCTCTATCAAACGCTTGCCGACCTTCTTTAACCCCGATAACTGTGTCAGGCGCTACCATATACTCTAGTACACGCATTAACTCACCATTAGCTCCATCTTTTAACATAGACAGCTTGTCGTAGAAAGAAGAATTAGACGACGTTACGCCAATCAGTTGCCACCTAGTACTGTTCTCCATAAGTTGTGAAGCTGCGGTTAGACGATCTTTACCCTTACCTTGAGACACACCATATGCAAAGTCTGAAAATAATTTTGCGGGTAAGTTAGTAATCTCATCTTGCGTAAAACACAAGTGGTTGTAGATCCCTAGCTTTTTATATAGTGAGTTAGCTGTATCTTTCGGAGTACCGCATAAGTCTTTTGGATGCCCGAATATACTGTTAATCATAAACAAAACAGTAGACTTACCAGTACCCGAATCAGAATGCACCAAGTTTATTAGCGCTCCACTTTGCCCAGTAAACCTAAGTAACGGCGAACCAAACGCACTCAATGCTGCAAACGCTTTTGCTTCCAGACCCTCTCTACCGTATAAACTCCATATCTCTTTCCACTTCTCAAAAGTCCCTGCGGTGTGTATGCGTGGTGCTATCTCTTTTGTGACATCTGACGGTGGGCTATGGTACACACCATCCGCACTTATCTCTCGATCCCCCAAAATAAACTTGCTGTCTTTGTCAGCCCAGCCAAATTGTTTCCTCATTATCTCCGCCCTTCTCTTATATTGTAAGTTTCTAGTAGCATGTGCTATGTACATCGCTACTGCCTCGGCTTTCTTTCTGCCTATAGTTATGACACCGTTTTTAGCTAGCATCGAAGCTAAATCTGCTAACTTAGACATGTAAGCACTTTCAATAACGAACTCTCGTATGCCATCAGTAGGTAGATGAACTTTAACTACAATCATGTCCCCTATCTCACGATCATACATACGCTTAACTACATACAAGTCATGCTCATATACAAGTATGGGGTCTGCATCTTCTTCGGGTGGCGTTACATATACACCACCATTTTTACCTCTAAAGTATGGATCGGGATATTTAGGTATTACATGCGTCTCATCTTCTTCCCCATCCTCACCTTCAATAACTATAGTGTTGTCTTCCTCACTAGCTTCTTCTACTTCCTTGCCTAGTGATATGGGAGACTTAATCTTTCCCTTAAACTGACATCCCTCACAACCCCCTGGGTTTGACTTTTCAAACTCCGCACAACCATGTGGGCCTTTGATGTGCTCAATCTTTTCCTCAGTTGTAGTAGGATCGTAGTCTGGATGATCTTTCGATAGCTTATGTATAGCCTTGTCCTTATCACTACAAAACTTTGCTATCGACAAAGCATTAAACCATCTAGGCTCCGTCAGGTTTGCACGGTCTTTGTACGCACCCAGTAACTGCTGACATCCGTTTTCACTAGCACTACGCATCATAATCTTGGTAAAGCTAGATGTGTAGTTACCCATAAGGGACTTACTAAGTTCAGACATCTCGCGCTTCGGCGCTACTTCTAAAGTTTCTTTTACTCCTAATATGCTACGTATATCTGCTATAGATGTCGGCTCAGCCTCTTCTAATACAGTTACTTTATTAGGTGGATCATCTTTAAAATTATACGTATCCGGTACTCTAAGAATCCTTGCGGGTTCAAACACTACTGGGTCGATATAAAAGTTATGAGTCAAACAAAGATCACGTAGTCTGCGTGCAACAGGCTCCCATTCTTCTCGCGTCAACTCTTCGGTTACAGGCCAGTATGCGTGTATACCGCGCCCTGAGTTAACTACAATCGGATCAGGTAATCCTATCTTCTCGCAAAAAGCCTTGAGTGCTTCTAGTCCGGTGGCTTGATCGATATACCCATCAGGTCTACCAGTTTCCTCACTAACTACAGCTTTAGCTTCTCCGCAATCAATATCTACCCAGAAAGATTTAAGTAAGTGGACGTTATCCTTGGTTCTATTCGCATCCGTTGCAAACTTAGCGACCCCAAAATATACATCCCAGTTATCAGCAACAAAGTCCTCTACAAGTTTGTCTACCTCCTCCCTAGTTTCGACGAGGTGCTGATCTACTCTCTTCCCTTTTATACCTAATACGCAAAACCACCCAGAGGACGGCTGTACTGTATTAAGTAAGTCCATATGTTCGCTCTCTTATTTGTTTTGATTAATAAAGTTTTTTATAAGCTCTACTTGCGTAGCTCTAGGCGTAGTAATCCCCGCAAACCAGTTGTAAATTGTTTGCCTACTAACACCCAGTTGAGAAGCCACCTCAGAAACAGATACACCTATTTTGATGCACTGTCTTCCAAGGCGAACTCCTAGTAGCTTACGATCAGCTTCCTTATTTAACTCTACTAAACGTATGCTATAACCGTAACTCATTATTCGCTAAGCCAGTCGTCTACTACGTCAGCTACATCTTTCTTAGCTTTGGGAGCAGATTCTTTTTTCTTTGCTGGGCGAACTTGTGGTTCTTCAACCGGATCATCCTCTGGTTCATCTGAACGCTCAATCTTTGGCTCTTCCTTGGGTAGCTTCTTAACACCATCGGTTTGCGCCACAGTAATAGAGGTGTACATACTAGCCTCTGGAGTAGCTTGCGCTCGCTGCATTACTTCAAATTCTTCGTCAGTAATATGGCGAACTGGTGTAAATATAAGCTCCATTGTGTCTGCATTTGCATCGAACGCTACGTTAGTAACGACGTTATCAATAGACTCGCCATTAGCTAGTAAGTACTTTACGTAAGACTCAAACGGATGTGAGTTGTTTACACCCTTACCAAACAAAGATTTAGCAGGTATGTTGAGTTGATATACGTCACCACTAGTGTCCCCTGCTAGTAATACAGCAAGCCTACGTTGATACCTACAAGCACGACCACCGTTCTGACCAGACCCTTTAACGTTTTGAGGGCAACTTAGACATGAAGCACTTTGCTTGTCAGACGCCCCATCTTCTGGTTTGTCACCTAAGTTAGACCAACAGTTAGGTAGTGTCGCTTCCTTGTTAGGATCAAACTTTTCCTTGTAGTAAATACGTGATACTTTTTCTAATAGGTTAACTATGACTACATTGATTTCACCACGTACTGCGCTACCAATAACTTCACCATTCACTACACGTTTAAAAGTCCCGTTGGTATTAGCCTGTATACGTCTATTAGTACCGCCACTAGTCTTCTGCATGAGGGACTTAGATAGCTCACTAAGCTCCCGCTTTGTACTTACTGCCGCATTTTGATCTTTAAATATTGCAACGTTACCCATGATTTCCCCTTTTGTTTATAGACTCAAATACTTCTTTAACTGTTAACGGTTTTTTACCGTCACTTGGTGGCGCTACTTTTAATGCTCGTTCAATAAGCTTACGGTTAGAACTTGTAACCACTATAGATTCCCATTGACTTTTTTTCTGCATATTCACTCCCTATCGTTTGGTTGGTTTTCTTACTGATATTTTGTACTCGCTATTTGACTGCAACCCAATCGGCAACTTGTCAGGATTCTCCTCAATAAACTGCCTCATGTTTGTTTGCTGGATACGTGGTTCTAACAAATACATAGCGTCATTATCTTTAATGAACTGATGCATATGTTCCCAATCACTAGTCCAGTATCTAGTGCTGACTCTTCGGGATACTGTCCCTTCAGATGTCTTATAGCTATCTAGATTCGATTCATTACAGAACTCCAATAACTTACTTGCAACCATATCTTGTTGCTCTTTAAGTCCGGCAATTTCTTCTTTGTACTTTAACTCTTTCTCTTTTATAGCATCGCGTATCTTTCTGTACGCGGCTACGTATTTTTCTACGTCTGTACTCATTTAAATTGCTCCCTATCTAAATAAGACCTTACCCATAAATGTTCTTTAGTAGGCACAGCACCCATCGCGTATAAGTCTGTTTCTGAATATCTAAAACCATTTTCAGAATTACTTTGCGGCCCAACATATTCGACACCACCTAGACTGGGTGCAGTATACGTCGGTACATACAATCGGCGACCTAACTTAAAACAGCGGGTATATTTTTTCTCTAACGTATCTTTTTCGGTTACGACCTTTTTAGCGTCTACCTCACGTCTCTCTTCTAGAGTCATTATTGCTTTCATACAAGCTCCTTGTGTTGTAGGAATAGATTAGTATACCAGTTAGTTTAACAATGTCAAACTATTCTTCTGATATTTCTTGTCTATATAAATCAATGATTTGGGAGTGATTCCCTATTTTGCTACGCAACATTGAATACAATCGGTTTTCAACCTCGCTCCCTTGTATATGCACAATAGTCATAGCGTTATTTTGGCCCGGCCTGTCAATACGTGCGTTAGCCTGTAGGTAAGTTTCTACGCTAGTAACTGGTGCATACCAAATGATTGTATTCGCAGCTGTTAAAGTTAAGCCGTGTGAAGCGGCTTGTGGTTGAATAATTAAAACTCTTGGGTCTTCTTCGGTTTGGAACTTAGTAATTCTTTCTGATCTTTTGTTTAGCGATACCCCACCATTGATAACCGCGCAGGTAATGTTGTTCTTCTCTAACTGAGCTTTAAGTAATTCTATTGTGTGCGTGAACGGCACAAAGATAAGAACTTTGTGGGAAGACTCTTCAATTGCTTCTAGTATTACTTTAATACGGTTAGATACATCAAACTCAATAACTTCTTTCTCATCTGAGTAAACCGCACCGCCAGATATCTGTAGCAGTTTGTTTAGGTTAGTCGCGGCGTTTACAGCAGATACTTGCTCTCCTCCGGCTTCCATAACCATTTGTTTCTTTAACTTAGCGTAATATTTTTTCTGCTGTGGAGTAAGCGGTGCATCTCGTTCTACATACGTTACGTCTGGTAAGTCTAAACATTGATCTTTCTCAAAACGTATAGCAGGTTGCAATACTTTATGCACTACATCCTTTGCATTAGACTTAGGTATCCACTTGAACTGAGATATCTTGTACATCACCTGATCTCTAAACTGCCCAAAGTATTTTGGTGTTTTATCAGGGTTGACTAGCTTCGCTAAACCAAAAGCATCTACAGGTGATTGAGCCGCTGGAGTACCAGTAAGCATCCATAACCATTCTGGTTTAGTGGTTATACGTTTAAGTATCTTCCAACGATTGGTTTGTGGGTTCTTGTAGGCATTGGCCTCATCGACAACGATTAGATCAAAACCACCTTTCTTTATCTCGTCTTCGACTACAGCTACGCCGTCAAAGTTAATAATGACGAACTCAGACCCAGCATTAATTATTTTCTTACGTGTATCAGCTGCACCATGAGCCACACTACAACTACGGTGCATAGCAAACTTAAACAAGTCTTCTTGCCACGCAGATTTCATAATTGATAGGGGGCAAATGACTAGCACTCGCTTAATAACCCCAAGTTTCATCAAGTAATCAGCGCTCCATATAACTGATGCTGTCTTACCTGTACCTTGCTCGTTAAAGCAAAAGGCTTTCTTGTTGAGTGTTAAAAATGAAGATGTATCACGTTGATGGTTGTAAGGTTGAAACTTACCTGTCCATTCGTAATCTCGTTTGATCGGTGATGGCACGTTTTGTACACGCAACTTCGCCAACTCTTGGGACTCTTGAAAGCCCCACTTAATCGCTATATTAAAAATATCCCCCTCCTGACTAATTACCTTGCTGTTTTCAATTCGCTCTGTTACTAACTCTGGACGCCTTGTGCGTATTAAAAGAGCCTTATCGTTTATTATTTCCACGTTGTTTTCGCTCCTTTGGACTAGTCTCTGATACCAAACCCTTTTTAGAGTTTCGATCAAAGCTACGATTAGCACTGGAGCTAGTAACCCTAGTACCGTCTTTGTTCGTACCACCTTTAGATATAGCCTTGTTATGTGCTACATCTTTTTTATCGCCTTTCTTTACTGACCCGTTCTTCAGGGCTTTACGCCTTGCTTTGTTACGCATCGCTCGGTTCTTCTTTTGCTCTTCAGTGCCTTGATATGTCTCGTATTCCTTTTTGTAGTTACGTTTTTTCCTCATGGCGATGTCCTTATCTAGTGTTATGCTCACATGATATCACAGGACAGAATCTACATAGAGGGCCAGTAACTGCATTCCATACGGCACTTTGCTCAGCGTTATCTAGCCTATCTAGGCTATCTTCAAATGTATTTAAGTACTTATCCATATGTTCTCTGTAATGATTTTTCTTAATTACATCCCCGCTTACTACAAATATAAGAGCAGACTTGATTGTATCTAACTGGGGGAAATGTACAAACAACCCACCTGCAACCAAGTCTAACTGTTTAGTATCCGCGTACCTTGCATTCTTGCTCGTTTTATAATCAATCGAGTAAGCTGTACTACCATTTATTATCACTACATCAGCAATACCACGCCACCAAACGTCTTTACCTAAGAACTTACAGGGTTCATACCCATCACCAACCCGTTTAAGTCCCATCTTCATTTCTGTGTGCTTCTCACCCTCTTGCTTAGCTATCCGCTCTACTACCTTACGCACGTAAGCAAACTTCTCAGGTATTTCAACACCGTCTTTTACATAGTCTTCACAGGCTTTATGTACTTCCTGCCCGTATATCGTTGCTTCGTTACCAGAATCTTTTACATCCTTTAGTACTTTTAAGTGGTAATACTTCTTTGGGCATTGTTCAAACGTTTTGATAGAGGAATACGACCATGCAGTTGACATACTTAACCTTATGACTATTAACCATATTTAGTTATATCATATATTCATGTCATTGTGTGGTCGCAAGACGTACCTTATTTTTCCGACTCCTCAATTAATTTCTCTAGGTAGTGCATAGCTTTCTTTAAGTCCTCAACGCCGTTCTTATCCCAACATCGAGCAACATACTTGATGATATTGCCACGAAGAAAACCTTTAAACTCCTCCTCGGACATCCAAGATTTCATAGCTTTCCAAGGCTGTAGCCCCATGTTCATGTAGTGATCTCCACCAATTTGTTTCCTATCAGCTTTTTGTGTGTAAGTGTGGTCGTAAGACGTACCTACTGAGTGCAATAAAGAATCGTAAACTGTCTTTCCATCAAAATCATCTTCCGTCATTGTTTGTTTTCCTTTTGTTTATGGCATATCAGGCCAATAATAATTTCCCTTGGCTCTGTTTATCTCTGGTGCAAGTAATTGTAAGTTAACCCATGTGTGCAATCCGCATACTTTCTTAGACCTAAGCGGTACGATATGGTCTACATGAAACCCAAACTCTCGCGCTTTTACGTATATCAAATCCACCTTATCTCGTTCTTGTTCAAACCACGTAGGAGTAGCTTTTATTTTTTGCGCTTTTCTTTTAACGTTGTAGGCGGCAAACAGTTCTTTGTTTGCCTCTTGGTATCTTTTAGACCTCGTTTTTATTTTCTCTTTGTTTTCTTGGCGGTACTTTTTCTTACGCTCTTTTTGCAGTTCTATGGTTTGAGTGTAGCGCATGCGTTCACGAACTTTTTTTTTCTCTTTGTTTGCCTCGTAGTACTTTCTTTCCATCGCTTTTATTTTCGTTTTGTTTTGCGCTCGGTATCTTTTAGACGTCGCGTTTATTTTCTCTTTGTTTGCTTCGTAGTACTTTTTGCTATACTCTTTGCGTTCCTCCTCGGTCATAATAACTGCCCCCCTGATTTAAGTAAGTCTCCACCAAATACGTGCGTACCTGTATGGTCTAACTTAATGCTTGGATGTGCGTATATCTTCCCGCCATGTTTTCGCCACAACTCGCAGAAGTGGTAGTCCTCAGATAGCAATGCACCTGTACCATCAATGCTTGTATCAAAGAACTGGTGTGTGACAGGGTGTATGTACTCACCGTTTGAATCTCTAAACGATGTCCGTCTGTACGTAGGCACATGATCTTTGAGCTTCTCAAGTACACTGCGTTTAATTAGCATGAAGCCTGTACCACCATGTCGCACCTCAATAACACCCGACTCATCTACTTCTGCATGATCCCCTTGTGCGCCCATCATGTTAAATACAAACGAACCACTGTAGTCAGCCAAGTTATCTTTACCTTCTCTCGCGGCTCTAGCTACTGAGTCCCATGCAATCTCTTTCTTTGAGTACACGCCACACACTACATCTTTCTCTGCTAGTAGTAGCGCAGGTATAGCTCCAGCTGGGAACGTTATGTCTGCATCAATGAACATCAAGTAATCTGCATCACGTTCGAGGAACATCCTAGCCAAGTCATTACGCCCACGAGTTATTAGACTCTCGTTAGTAAGCGTAGCTATATAGGTTTCACATTGCAGTTCAGTTAGCGTTTTCCATGCACCTAGTAAACTAAGTGAGTACCCTCCTGTACACATGCCCCCATACATCGGAGTTGCAATCATTATCTTTGGTCTTTTATCGTCCATTTCTCCTCCTCTAAAGTAATAGCTTGTCTCATCAAATGCCCATCCACTGATAAGTCCATTGCTTTCTTTTTTGCTTCTGCGTACTTTTTAGAGTTCATCAAGTCTTGCACTTCTTTTAAATGCTTCTTAACATTTAACCAATGCTCACTCCAATCTATATATTCACTCATTTACAACTCCCATAGGTTTTTCCATCAAAAGCCTCACAATCGAGGGGTAATTCTTGTGCCCAAGTAGGGCGTGTCTTCATTACTTTCTCTACAAACTTCTTTGCTTCTTCTACTTCTTCGTTAGGCACAATACATGCAATCGCATCATGCACAGTCATTACTACCTTGTACTTCTTAGCGATACCGAGTAACTGTTCACCAATAACAATACGCGCCAATGCCTGACACACATTCTCTATAACTTTCCCACCATAGATACGGTTCGCGATGACTGATCGTCCGCGTCTCGTGTCGTACACAATCTCAGTTTTTCCGCCTTCAATTTCTTGCCTGCGTAAGTTTGGGTATTTAATATGTAAGTTGTTAGGTAGTCGTATACCTATCTCGTCTATATCTAGTACACCCCACTTACCTAACAGCGCACCCCCACCTTCCATTAATGCTTCTAGGGCATCATTGGCATTCCTCCAGAGCATAGGTATCCACTGATAGGTGTCCCGATAAACATGGATGATGCGTTTGCACTCGTCCTCATCTAACTCAACACCAAAGTTTTTTAGCTGTGCTTGAAACTTCATTGCACCCATGCCATAACCTGCACCAAGAATAGTAGTCTTACCAACAAAACGTTCTCCCTTGTCGATCTTGTCTACTGGCTTACCATATATGCTACTAGCCATAATCTTGTACACATCATCGCCTCGATCAAACGCCTCAACCAAGTCATGTTCTTCAGCTAACCATGCAAGAGTCCGCGCCTCAATTTGAGATAAGTCACAATCAATCATGGTGTAGCCAGTAGGCGCACAGATCGCATCTTTTAGTGATGAGTTACGTGGTAGGTTCTGCATATTTACTTTGTCGTCCCCACCCCATCGACCAGTGTGAGCCGCGTAGTAACGTAAGGGTATTGGCATAGTTCCACGCATAGCGATGTTGATAAACCGTTCGGTTCTAGTTTCTTCAATGGTGGACTTTACACCTAACCTAGCAGACACAAGGGCTTGTACTGTTTCGTTTTCATGCTCTAAAAGTTTTTTAAACTCTTCGTCAGACTTAGCGAATGCTAATGTTTCCTTGCCTGTTGTTGGGCTTATCTTTGTTGGTGGGATAACACCGTGGTTTTTAAGTAACTCAGCAAACTTAGGGTTACTCATGATCTCTTTACGGTCTACGTCGATCTTAGCCATCAACTCAGCTTTCTTTTTTTGTACTCCTTCCAAGTGCGCACCCAATACATCTATGTCTAGTTCAAGTACTGGCTCAGTAAACATACGTAGGGTGAGATCAATTAGCTTTGCTTCTGTCTTGTTTATGTTGGGTAACAGAACACCGAACAGCTTCTCGGTTAGGTCAACGTCTTGAATGCAGTAGCTTGCGTACCTAGACAAACTCTCGTCATCAAAATCTATACGACGTTTACCTAGCGCGTTGATTACTTCGTCGCCCTTTGCGCCAAGATGATAGTAAGAGCATAGAGCCTTAAGGCTTCCACCCACTTCGACAGAATGTATTGCCCTCGACATGGATAACGTATCCGCAATCATCTTAGGTTTAATATCGAAGTGCCACGAAAGAATCGCCATGTCGAACATAGCATTGTGCGCTACAGCTAGTGAGTTACCCCAATCAAACGAATCTAGAAACTCTTTGGTCTTTTGTTTCGTACCGCTAAACCATTGAGTCTCACCCCCTGATTGCTTTACTGCTACGCCAATAACCTCAAACTGATCATCACGTATGTATGCTTCAGTAGTTAGTTTAGATAAAGAATACTGTTTGTCGTAGTAAGTCTCAAAGTCTATCGTTAAGATGTTCAATCGACACCGCCTTGTCGCCACGTTTGTGTTATCTGAATATCCTCAACTTCTAACTCATCATTTAAAACCTCAATTAATACAGGTTCTTTAGCCGCCATACGTTTAAGTTCTTCTATAGCTTGATCTTTAATCTCATCATTGCCATCGGGGTCATTGGTGAACGCTTCTAATTCAAATTCGTACGTGATCGTACGTGTAACCGTAGCTATTACATTGTGCTTGTATTGCATGTTCGCTCCTTTTTATAACATTTCCTCAATCAAAATCCGTACATGCTCTATGTTCTCTTCGTTTATCACTAGCGCAGTACCCCCAGTGTTACGTATAGCTTCTATCTCGCGTTCTTGTAGCGTGGTAGGTTTGTTCTTACCCGCCTTGCACTCAACCGCAAAAAAGTTACCGTTAAAGCAACACACTATATCTGGCACACCACTACGCCCAAAGCCATAAGTCGCAGGAAAAAAGTAGTAAGCCCCAAACTCTTTGAGTATTTTGACTACTTTATCCTTCACTCTTTTCTCTGGTGTACTAGCCATTGTAGTTGCTTATTGGGTACATCGGTTGCTTTCTCTCCGCGCCAATGTCTGCACTTGTGAATGCTAAGTTAGCCGAGAGCACTAATAAAATAAACATAATTGTTCTCATGTTACTACCTCCTTTTTACTTTGTCCAACTTCTTTTGTTAACACTTCGCGCATCTTGACTGTGTAACTAGGAAATTGTTGGTAGTGCTCTAGTACCTTTATTGGTAATCGTAAGTTCACATGTACCATTGCTTCTTTCTTTCCCTTACCTCGCATCTTGCATCTCCTTTGCTTGTTGTAAATAAAATTGTGTATCGTCTATCTTAACGCCCACATCAGTTATCAAAGTATCTGGGTTGGATATACTTAGCATTGCCAAGTGAGTCTTAGTCTCATCGCACAAGTCTTTGTGTTGTAACGTTCGCATGTTTGAGTCGCGTGTAAATAAGTTGTCCATGTATATGTCATCGCCATACTTAATTACCAATACACCCTTACCATCGCTCGCTTGCCTTTGCATTTCAGTTATAGATATGAACGAATCGTAATCCTCAATCATTTGCTCGACTTTGGATTCAAACTCAGGCATACGTTTAAATATATTTTTTGCTATGTTTCTATGCTCAGTCATAATTACGTCAAACAGCCTACTACAAGGTGATGTTTTAGCAACAGGAGCATAAGTCTGTGCAGTACCTGCCATATACCTAACGTTATTAAGTGCCGAATTTATAGCGTTGGCAGTTAGGCGTTGTAGCGTATCAAAGCGTTCTCGCATTGCTATTGGTTTAATATATTTAAGGATGTTCTTAACCGCAGTATTAACGTTCTTGGTTCTTTTCCAATCAGTAGACCTCAGTTCTCTACTTGTAATACGAGATTTTACGTCGTGGCTCCAATCATTCCCGCCATACTCCCCTAGTTTTTCTCCGTCGTACCAAACATCAAAATCTATACACTCCCAATACTCATCAGTTTTAACCCTGTTTACTGTTCTCCAACCTGTGCTTACTGAAAACGTATACTTAGGGTCTTTCATACGTACTGTGTTCATTACGTGTACTGCCTTTTTACTTATCTCCATTGTGTCAAGACACTCGATAAGCTCATTCCCTTTAGTTTTTCCTAACCAGCGCCCACCTGCAGCAGTTCTCTCTTCGTAGTAGTAAAGCCCAGTCGCTCCACCACACGTTAGTTTTATTTTGTGGTACTTGTATTCTTCGCCATTCATACATCGCTCCTTATAAAATTCTTGTATATGCTAAGTATTTAGCATTGCTATCTTTAGTTAGATTAGTTATAGGTACTTCTTTTTGGTAGAACAAATCAGCTGCGTATTCTTTCTTCATGTAGTCTTTTAAGTAATTCAACATAACTTTTGTAAGTGCATCACCACTTTTAACCTCGTGCCAATAGTGCATACCTTGCACACATTTATATTGCTTCTCTTGGGCTATTCTTTTTGCGGCTCTGTACCAAAGTTCTTGGTCATCACTAGTTACGTCGTGCGACAAAGGTTTACCATCGGTATTTATTTTGTTTGTTTCTTCTTTGCTAAAACCTGCGTCGCGGATTTTGTTAGTGATAGTTAAGTAGTCTGCGAACGGTTTGCAATCAGCCCACAACTTGTTCCACTCTTTACGTTTTAGGTATGTCTTTAGTATTTTATCTTGCGCTGTTACCCACTTATCCTGTAGCGCATCGTACACATGCTGACCCTTACCTAAGAGTTTCCTAGCACACCAATCCCATATGTCGTACTGATATTGAATCAAGTTTGTACCTAGTAAACGATTGATAATTGGTAACTCAAATAGGTAATAGTCCCGTAGGTTTATATTTACTAGATGTGGTGTATCCGCTTTGTACGTGAGTGCCCTACCATGATCCTTAGACGTCCAATCGCTGTAACGTAGCACGTAGCTTTTGTCCTCAACCTTCTCCATAGTAATGTACCCTCTAGCCCGATTGCCTACAGGTACTTTGCCTTTCTTCCTACCTCGGCTGAATGGTTTGGTTGCGTTAAAGTATTTTTCTGCGTCCGCAAAAGTTCTGATACGTGGTATATCGTAGTACATAGTTCGCTCTCCTTGTGTTGGATTATTTAAGTCTTGCTAGTCTTGCTTGCTTTCCTCGCTCTCTACACTCGGCACACTTCCACCGCTTGTGTCCGTTCGCCATAAGCACATACTTACCACCGTCTTGCACTTGATGTTTGGTACAACTCCTACACCATTTCTCTGCCAGTACGCGATCAGCTACAGCACTTACTTCATCTCTCAGTTTAGGCATCGCTCCATACCCTCCTAGTGTATCACAAATAGTGACGTAGGATTACAGAATTCTTCATAGTCCGCACGATTTACACGCAGTACTAGATGCCCTTCATCCTCATCAATTACTTTTGATTCTTCTAATAAAATAAACGCTAGACGCACCTTCTCCAGTAGTTCACTAGGCATAACGTTTTCTTCGTCGTAATATGTTTCTTCATCGTCCATGTTTGCTACCCTCATCGGTCTGGTCTCCCCGCTAACTTTGCTATCTCATACAACTCTAACGGTAGTGGTGCTACTGATACACTATTATGCAATATTTCCTGTGCGTCTGGTTTGTACACATGGTATGTGTCATATGCAATATTTTTCGCATCTCTATTCCACTTGGTCTCGAACACTTCGCAGTCCGCCACTAGCTCCATAACCTTCATAGCTGATGTGTGCTCAAGTATGATTTTCTTACCAAATATTGTTAGTACTACTTTACTCATGTGTTTCTCCTTAATGTAAGTCCATATGAATTGTTTTACCGAATGGCGCAGTAACATCTTTATTTCCGATAACACACCACATAGTAGGGACACCGATGTCTTTACCCCAGTCCCACACATGACCATCCGTGAATAACAGTATGCAGTCAGGCTCAATTTGTTCCTCCTTAATCTTCTCGAATACACAGGCAGGACTTGTACCACCCCCACCCACAGGCTTAGTTACCGTATGAATGCTTTGCACTTCATGCTCCTCGTATGTCTCGTGCAATGTTACATCCGTATCCCAGTACATCATGTCCACCATGTCAGGTCGTACATCCTCAAAGATAGCCTTCATCTCGGACATGGCTATGGTTAGTTCCTTACCAATAGATGCCGATACGTCAGGAGCAGTAACCGCTCTACCCATACTTGGGTTAGTGTAAGACGGTGTGTAATATCCTTGCGCCAGACTACGACGACTAACAGGACTCCATGTAGCTTCATCAGCACCCTTAACGTGATTGGTTAGAAACTCTCGCATCAATACTTGCCACGGTATCTGTGGATTGAGTAGTTCTTCAAGTGCTCTGTCTAGTGGACTTCCACTTGAGGACTTACCCGCGTATTTTTCTTGCGCCATCTTTCCTTGCCGTAGACCCTGTTCAATCTCTTGTGCTCGCTTCTCCTGTTCTTCAGCAGGTACTTCGGTTGCACCTTCCCAATCGTGTTCATCAAAGCCATTACCTTCCCCCTCTCCTTGTTCACCTTCACCTTGCTCTTGCTTAGCTTCATACAAGGCTCGAAATATCTCAGGCACACTCATATTGTCGTACTTGTAGTCCAGTAGTCCAATAGGTTTACCATTTATAGACGGCATCTCTAACACCCTAGTACCTTTGTCATCGGTCTGTACTAGCTTAAGGTTAATCCAATAGTCCATAGCTTGGTTGGCTATGCTTGGGTCTTTCTTGCGTAGTGTTTCGTACATAGTCAAATGTCTCCATGCCTTGTGCAATGTTTCATGCGCCACAATGAATGCCACTTGTTTATCGTTTTGTGTCGCTAGAAAGTCAGGGTTGTACATCACATTGTATCCATCGGTACATGCTGTGGGTATATCAGTAGTCATAGTAATCTTACCCATAATCAACACACCGGAGAACAGCGCAAACTCTTCCCATCGCATGAGTGTCATACTAGCTTTGGTAATCCTAAGTCTTTGATCTTTCATGTTTCGCTCCTTATCCTAGTAAGCCAGAGTTAGTCATTCCCAACAACTTATCCCTAAAGTCTGGGGAACTAAATGCTACTGACTGTTTACCTTTAGCCAAACCCAAAGAGAACATCATGTCCCACTCTGGCTCGAATCTTGATATGTACTTCATGTACTGACCTATTGTGGTCTTATCAATCCTAGTAAGAGCACCGAATATAAACACACAAGCCGCGCCTTGTGTTGCAGGTAGCTTAGCATTCATAGGGTCTTTCATTATTTCATCATGGCTAGGTAGTTGATCTTTGAAATCCACGTACGCTTGGAATTCCTTAGCGAATGATGAACCCACACGACCCGCGATTGCGGTTGCTAGTAGTTCAGAATTTAACTTACCGTAACTACTGTGCATGATGTCCGATACACCTTCTAGACCACGACGCGTAACACTATTGAATTGACTGTCCTTCCACGCATCTCCATCTAGTATAGTAAGCAGACATTCGGGGAACTCGTGCATGAACGCAATCACGGTCTCATGCCATCCACTCTCGATTGCGTAATGAAGCATCTCCTCTTGGTTTGCACCCTTCATCACTAGCTCGATTACCCTGTCATGTGTGTGGTTACGTATCCTGTCCCCCAAACCTTCTTCGTCTAGATTACCTGCGATAATACGTATTGAATCTGGGTGTAGTGGAATACCACAAAACGCACCGTCTGGCTCAATCACCTCGTGTACTGCATTTTGTGCCGCTTGTCCCATCTTTTTGAACTCATCACAAAAGAATACTACTGGCTCACCTGTGTGTAACCCCCAACTCTCGTTCGCCCCGAATACAAACGAACCGTCTTTCATGATAGGCATTTTTAGATCACCTACATCAGTCTGCGCACCTTGCATTAGACATAGCTTGCGCTCCACTTTTCTGGCTATGCTTTTTACTAGGGATGTCTTACCTGTACCTGCTGCACCACTTAGTAGGTACACAGCGTGTGGGTTAGCCAAGATGATTTGTTCTGCTTCGTTGTATGTAACGTACTGGGTTATTTTCTTAAGCATCGTTTCGCTCCTTTGCTTGTGTTGAAATAAGGGTTACAAAAAGTAACCCTCGGTTGTTACAGCCATACCTCGACTGTTCTTATAGTATACCACATTGTGGTACATGAGTCAAATTACAGCGCATACTTAGATAGGATGTCATCTAACTTAGTCTTTACTGCATCACGTGTTGCATGATTCGTTGGTATCTTTAGCGTCTCCACACTCACACCTTGAATAGCGTTCTTGAGATCAAGTCTTACTTGGTCAAGTTGTGGGTCGTTAGTTACGTTTAAGTGTACGAGTAGATCGCATAGGTCTGTCGCATTCTGCACGAATGTCTCGTGGTATCGCACAGTTTTACCGTCTTTGTTCTTACCATCGTCATCCATCTCTATGGCTAACTTATCCTTCATAGATTCGATTTGAGTCTTAACCCTGTCCCAGGAAGAAGAAATCGCTGTCTGTACTCTGCTATCTACAGTAGCGTCCAGTTGCTCTCTCAATTCTTCCATCATCTCTTTGGGTACATCGACACGCCAATCCCCACTCTCCGCTATTGGCTCGAACGTCAATGAGTAGTCAAACGTCTTGCATCTCAACTCAAACTCCGTTGGATAGTCATGGTAGTTGTACATATCCCCCATCTTGTATGGTGCTACATTGTCCCTGTAGTTGGGGTAGCTTACGTCTAGGAACACACGCCACATATCCTTGAGTATCTCTAACATACCCCCTATCTTGTCCTTGTAGTCCATCATCGCACTTGTAGGTAGTAGTCTAGACCCACGATCTCCCCACGGTAGGGTTAGGCGTATGTGCTCGGCTCGAATCTTAGATTCGTATTTCTTGATGTTGCGTAGTGAGTCATCACCCGCCATGAGATTCTTCTGCACTTTGGATGCGTTACTCGACGCACGCTTGGTGTCGTTAAGTTCTTTGGTCATACCCCTGTCTAGTTTCTGCCCACCCCATGATTGGATGCTCAAGGATGCCTGTACTCCCCTGTCAGCTATACTAGGTGTGGGTTGCACTTCGGTTAGTTGCTCTTGTGTGTCTATATACATGGTGTTTCTCCTTGTGTTTAGTTAGTGAGTCCTACGAATAAAACTGGTGCATATATTAAGATTCCGAAAAATAGCATTAGCACTACGGATAGCACTACTTCGCCCACCACTTCTCGGAACCGTTCCCGCTCGTGTCGCTTTAGTTCTCCAAATAGTTCTTGTTGTCCTCGTTCCATTGTCGCTCCTCTTGTTGTTGATCATATGCCCATTGATAATCTTCCATCTCGCCTACTGGCGTGGCTCGGTACTTGTCGCTATCTGCGTACCAACTGGTCTTTCTAGTCATCGGTGTACGCGTCTTGTTCTCTTGCTTACTCATACTCTGCTACCTCCTGTTGTATTAGTTGTTTAGCGTTACGTCTTTCTTCTCGGTGTACTTGATGCTTCAGGTGTCGGGTTAGCTCGTGCGAGTGCCTACTTCCACCCCATGCGTCTCGCTCGTACTTACTTCGATGGTATCCCATCGCACTCCGCGCATTGGTTTGAATCTTACTCATAGTCTCGCTCCTACAGGGCATAGTTCGTAATCAGGTATAAAACTCATACCTTCGGGGAATGCTATCTGATGCTTGTGCATATCGCCTTGTGTTCTGACGTTGCCAGTAGGTACACCTATACGGTCTGGTTGGTCAACTAAACTAACTAACAAATCAGACTTAAAAACACCAGTCTCATATGCACAATAAAGAATGTACGCATTGAGTGCGCTAAATGGTTGCTCTCGTAACTCTTGGTTACAGGCATACGCCTCATCAGCTAGTGTTAAAGGATTGAAACTGTCTACCCAATGCACATCGGCATTGCATAAATAAAATGGATTGCTCATACTTTTCTCCCTCGTTTGCCATAATAGAATGTGTCGTGTCTCTTGGGTTTACCACCCACCACCATACCGCAAGCAATAATGGCGCGGTAGTCGATGTTGTAACTAGTCAGACTCTTGGGCGGATACTGCGCCAATATCGAATCGTGATTGATCACATGAGGTGATCTTTGAGGGTTACATTTAGTAACCCTAGTCTTTGGTGCATCTGCTATTGCTTTAGCACGTATAAAACTCTTGAGCTGTGCTAGTTGCTCTCGTTGCTCTGGTTTTAACATTGTCGCTCTCCTTGTGTTGAAATGAGGGTTACAAAAAGTAACCCTGCTATATGTAGTTACATATACCTAACTACACAACTATTATCTCACATTGTGGTACATTTGTCAACTCGGTAAGGGTTTCGATTCATGTTTGGTATTGTTATGGTTTTGATTGTTACTTTGTTACGGTTTTGGGGGGTAATGTTATTAGATTAGATAACATTATAAATGGCTCTAGCAAAGGGGTTTGCGGGATGTTTTGGGTGTATTGTTATATTGTTATCAAATATAATATTATATAATAGAAGTCGCCACTTTTAACTTGCACTTGCCGAGGGGGACGTAAGAGACTCAGAATATAAAAATCTCTCTTTATACTTTCATAACAATATAACATTGTAACATTGCAATAAAATCAAACACTTACTAATAACATTACGTTCTAATTTCATAACATTACGCAAATTAAATAACATTAGGGTTACTTTTTGTAACCCTAGTAGGCTCGACATAACTATCATCTTGGCTCGACATAACTATCATCTTGGCTCGACATAACTATCATCACGCTAACAAAGTAGGTGCAAAGTAAAAGGAGGGTTACAAAAAGTAACCCTAGTAGGCTCGACATAACTATCATCAAAAATATAAAAACAAAAACAAAAACAAAACCAAATAAGGCTAAGTCATTTTATAAAGGCGAAAAAAAACCCAGCCAAAAGCTGGGCGAAAAAAAAGGGAGCCCGAAGGCTCCCGAAGTATTACTGAACGATTG